GGATGGTGCCTGCGGCCCCGCAGGCACCATCCTCCGCCACTACCCCGCTGACGGGTCCGCGCTGCTCGAGTACCGCACCGTGGACCAGCTCGTGATCCTCCCCTCCGAGTCCCTCGTCGGTGAGGTCACCATCGAGGCCACCACCCTGGGCACCGAGCACAACGGCCTGCCAGTGGGCGCGACCCTGAACCTCGTGGACTACTTCCTCGCCGTGGACACGGTGGAGGTCTCCGAGTCACCCCGCAACGGGGAGGGCCCTGAGTCGGACGCGTCATGGCGGGAACGGTCCATCGCACTGCTCTCCCGGCAGGTGTCCACCCTCGTGGTCCCCGACAACTTCACGAACGCCGCACTGTCCCGCCCCGAGGTGGGCCGGGCGTTCGTGCTGAACCTCTACAACCCGGCCACCCCCGCCGTGTCCGCCCCCGGGCACGTGTCCGTCGCGGTCACCGACTCCGACGGCCTGCCCCTCACCCCCCGCGAGAAACCCGCCCTGCAGGACTGGCTGCAGGACCAGGCGCTGGCGTCCCTGCAGGTCCACGTCGTGGACCCCACCTACACGACCGTGAACCCCACCATTGAGGTCGAGGCCGCCCGCGACGCGACCCTCGACACGGTGCGCCGCGCCGTGGAAGACACCATCACCCAGTGGATCAACCCCGCCACCTGGGAATGGTGGCCGGAGATCACCCCCTACGACGTCGTCGCCGCGATCGACGACGTCCCCGGCGTCGCCCGCGTGATCACCGTCCCCCAGACCATCACCCTCGGCGGCGCGGCCCCCCTCCCGAAACTTGGGACAGTCACCGTCCAGGTCAACGAGTCCACGAGGAAGTGACCCCATGGCACGTGTGAAGGTCGATGAGACAACCATGGGGGTCCACCAGTTCACGATCGACTGGTGGCGGCAGCTCCCCGAGGAGTTCCGCAAGGCTGACCGGGCGCAGGGCGCGTACCTCGCGCCCGCCTGGGATGGTCTCAACGCTGATCCCCGGTTCGTGACCGGGTTCGACGGGTGGGACCGCACCAACACCTCCGACAAGGACCCCATGGTCGCCTCCGTCGCCCTCGCCAGGGCGTTCGAGGTCACCCCCGGTGTGCCCGTGCTCGTACGCACCTGGCACACCCCGCGGCGCACCGACACGGGGGCCCTCGACGCTGTGACCGTGACCCACACCGTCCGCAACTACACCGGGGCCGTCACCGCCCACCACCGGGCCACGGTCACCACCGACCACGCCCCCGTGGACACGTGGGTCACCCCCGACCGGTTCGGGCGCATCCACGTCACCGTGGACGTCGCCATTGCCGTGCCCTACAGCATGGACGCGATCAACGCCGTCCACGTCGGCACCCGCGAGGTCACCTTCGACGAGCTCCCCGACCTTGAGCACTTCACCGTCCACAAGCCCTACCCCCTGCTCAGGTTCATGGACGGCATCGGCCACCAGGCCGGGTTCCTCCGCGACGAGGCCCGCCACCTGTGGGCCGGGGACACCGTGGACCCCGTCACCGCCCCCGACGCGTGGCTGCCGTTCCTCGCCGCGATGCTCGGCCTCCCCCAGGCGTACACGGGCGCCCTCACCCCCGCCCAGCTGCGCGCCCACCTCGTGGCGTTCATGGAGCAAGGCCGCCCACCGATCGGGTCGCGCCGTGCGATCGCTGAGGTCGCCAAGCAGTGGCTCACCGGCGACAAGCAGGTCACCGTGATCCCCGCGAACGCGATGCCGTCGTGGCCGACCCCAGAGGACAAGGCTCTGCTGCAGGATGTCACCGGAAACCCCGCAGTCGGGCGGGTCATCGTCTCCGCAGCGACCCCCGTCCCGGTCATGGAGTACCGGTGGACAGGCACCCCCGGGAACTCCGTGTCCCAGGCGTACCGGTCCGGGCGTCTCGCCGCGGAGAACCGTGTCCCCTACCCGAACTTCCGTGCCGACCTCACCGGGTGGACCGCGGCTGGGGCGACCATCACCCGTGACACGGCCACGTTCGAGACCGGGCCCGCATCCATGCGCGTCACACCCGAGAAGAGCACCGGGTGGTACGTGATCACCGGGTACCTCACCCAGCCCACGTACGCGTACGTGCGGGTGCGGTGGCGCGTGTACTCGGACACCGAACGGCGGGTGCACCCGAAAATGTGGGTGTACGACCCGTCCAGCAGCACCACCGACGACGCAGTCACGGTCCCCGCCGGGCAGTGGACCACCGTGGAAGGCCGGTTCCTGGTGGACCCCGACCGCCGCCACCGGTTCGGGCTCGCCCCCGCCGCTGACACCACCACCACAGCACCCCTGTACGTGGACCGGGTGTACGCAGCCCGGGAGGCGTACCTGTCCGATGTGGACTTCGACGGTGACACACCCGACACCACCACCAACGACGTGTGGGTGAAACCCGGCACCACCCCCACCGTGTCCGTGTGGGACCAGAACCAGCAGTGGGTCACAGCCCCCGGAGACCACACGACCAAAGCGCAGGCCGTGATCGACGCCGGCAAACGCCAAGACCGGCTGCACACACTGCTGATGCTCGTGCGCACCGACGAGCTCCCCCGCCGGGACCTGACCGCGTTCCAGGCGTTCATGCAGTCCTCCGGGGTGATCCCCGCCGGGCACCGCCTCGTGTGCCTGGAAGCCCGCACCACCTGGGACGCCTGGGAGTCCGCTGTCGGCGACACGTGGGACGCACTGGAGGGCCGTGCGCGCACGTGGACCGCCGACGAAGCCGCCGGCGTGGACCTCGACTACTAAGGAGACAGACCAATGCCTGAGCAGATGAACATCGACGGCAACATCGAGGTGTACCCCGGCCCACGCGGCTTCTCCGTGACCGGGGCCACCGGGGACGGGAAGAACGTCACGTTCCTCACCAACGACCCTGACCGGCCCCGCCTGAACCCCGTGGCCATGCCCGTCGCCAAACAGGGAGCCCCCGGCGTGAAGGGCGACCCCGGCGCCGGAACTTTCCGCATCGACGACACCGTCGGGGTGCGCGTGTTCGTGTGGGAGCTCTACGCCGCCCACGAAGTCATGGTGTACGGAGACACCGGGGTGCGCACCATCACCGGCGGCACGGTGCGCCGCACCGGCAACGTCGTGGAAACCACGGTCACCGACCTGACCACCCTGCCCGCAGGGTTCCGACCCTCCCGCGCTGACGCGGCCGGGCCCGTGTTCACCACCACCGACCCGTGGCCCACCGAACTCCCCGGCACGAAAACCACCGACCCGGTGCTCCCCCACGGGCTTGAGGGCTACTCCGCGGCCACGGCCGCCGGCTACCCAGGCACCCCGGAGCAGTGGCTCAACGACCGGTACCGGGTACTGCCAGACCCCGCCAAGGTGCCACAAGGTCACGTCCTCACCCGCACCGGGACCGGGTTGGCCTATGCACCGCTGCCGCAGCAAGGTCCTGGCAATTTCAAGAACCTGACTCTGGACCCGACCTGGGGAGTTGTGAGCCATCTCGGAAATAGGGCGCAGGCCAGGAGCAATGATGGCCGGACGGAGCTTTATGGTTTCGCGGTCTACAAGGGCCCGACTGTCGAGGCTGGGATGTTCAGCCCCGAGGCTGTGAGGATCGGGGTCCTTCCCCCTGATAGTGTCCCTAACTTCCCGTTGGAGTTGAAGGTCACAACCTACGAGGGCTCATCCGGCGCGGCCCGCCCCGTGGACGCACGGATCCTCGTCAATGACAAGGGTGTGATGAGTCTCTGTTCGGTGTCTGATAACGGGCGGCCGAACACGATCACGCTGAAGGCTGGCGTAGCGCAGGTTAGCCTAAGCGGGCTGAGCTTCATCACCCGCCCCCAGTAGGTTCAGGCGGCCTCGTCGTTCACCGGCGGGGCTGTTTGCGTCTCTGTGCGCCGTCACCTGCCCGCGTGCGCGCCTGGTGGGTGGCGTTGCTCCGGTCACCCACCGTGGTGCGGGGAGACGCTTACGGGGCCACCTGTGGCCTCCTGGTGCTGTACTACGGGTGGTGCGGTCCGTTGTGGTCCAGTCACGTCGTGTCGTCGCACCCTGCCCGGCCGGGTAGGTGACGTAGCAGCAGACACAATTGGATTCATGATGATGCTGCTACGTCCCGTCAGGTGCGTGGGCAGGGTGCGACGATGCACGGGGAACCTGGTGGGGGTTGGTCCGGGGTGCGGGTGGTGAGTGGGACCTCATGCTGGCCTTGCTGAGTTCCCGGTAGCCGGACTGCCTTCTTATAGAAGATAGGACCTGCGCGAATTCTACGTTTCCCCTAGTCAGGCGGGGGCTTGACTCCTGGCCGAAGTACAATAGACTGTACTTCATGAACGATCAAACGAACATCGGGGCCCGATGAGACAAGCATCCCAGTTGCACGTCTCGGAGACCACGTTTGCGAATGCCCAGACGGGCGAGCAGGTCTACCAGACGTTCATGACCCCGCAGCAACTCGCGAGGGCAGTGCAGAACGAGAACGGAAAATCTAGGAGACTGTTCTGTATGACCTTCTTCGACGGAACCGCTAAGCTCCTATCCCACCCCGACCTCAACGACGCGGACAGGACCGTGTTCATGGCGCTCGCGCAGCACATGGACGAACTGAACTTCCTGCACTTCAACCGCGAGCAGATCGCGGAAGAGACGAACCGCACACCCAACTCCATCACCCGTGCGATCAAGAACCTACGTGCCGCTGGTGTCATCCACGCCTGGACCCGTCTGGGCAATGGGTACTCCTACCGTGTTGACCCGCTGTACGTCACCAGGGCCAACGCGCAGAAGCAAGCGCAGATCGCCCGCGAGATCCACGAGCACTACCAGAAGCAAGGAGGCACGTCATGACCGAGGATGAGACGACGGTCTACATCAACCAGGAGAACATCGGGAACATGGTCATGAGCCCGAACTTGAAGGACGCGGACTACACCGTGTTCATCCTGCTCATGGGACTCATGGACACCACGAACAAGGTTCGCATGACCCAGGCGCAGCTCGCGGCACGCATGAAGCGCAGCCGTAAGTACATCTCCGCATCGGTTGGACGCCTGCGCGCTGAAGGGTGCATCCGCACGACGCGCTACGGAGTCATCGTCAGCCCGGAACTTGCGTGGAAGGGCACCCTCACCGACCGGGAAGATCTCATTCTTGAGGCGCTGGAACATGCCTTTGAGAGCTGGGACCACACCGAAGCCCCCCAAATCGCACTTTGAGTAACCCTACGGTTACACCACTGCCACCACACAGTTACACCATCACCCTAGGAGCACCCCCCATGTCCTATCCCCAAGACACCCCGGCGCCGGCGAAGCCGTACAAGGACCGGCGCGCCACACCCAAGGCCCTGCGTATCGACGGTCTCGTGCTGATCGTGCTCGGCCTGTTCGGTGGGGCCGCACTGTCCATGACTCCGGCCGCCACCTGGGCGCTGTCCCTCGCGGTCATCGGCACCATCGTGTGGGCTGTCGGCCAGATCCGCGAGACCATCGAACACTCCCACCACTAGACCCCCTGGAGCACCCCCATGCGCCGTCACACCATCCCCCTGACCCTCGCCGCCTCGGCCCTCGCCCTCACCCTCACCGGGTGCGGTGCCGGGCAGGAGCCGGCACCGACCGCCACCGTCACGGTCACCGCCACCCCGTCCACCGAGACCCCCACGGCGTCGCCCGAGGTCACTGCCACGGAGGACGCGCCGGCCGCCGAGACCACCCCGGCGGAGGCCGAGACCCCGGTGGCTGCGCCCACCGTTGCCGAGCGGACCCCGGCGCCGGTGGCCACCGAAGAACCGGCTGCTGCAGCGCCCGCCGACCTCGTGAGCTCCGAGGGGATGCAGGGTGACGACTACATGGTGTTCGTTGGCGCGGATGTGCCGCTCGCCCAGGCGCAGGCCGCGGCGCCGGACATCCTCGCCGCGAAGGTGCGGGAGCTCGCCGGGACACCCCAGGCGAAGAACATCGACCTTGTGGCCGTGCAGCATGTCAGCACCGGAACCTTGCTCGCGAAGCAGCCGATGCCTGGTGGCCTGTTGGGCTGACCTGTGTGGTGTAGGTAGGGCACGGTGCTTGTGGGACCCCCGGCGGCTTTGGTCGCCGGGGGGTTTTGTGTGTGTGGGGCGGGGCAGTGTAGACGGTGGTGGAGGTGTGGGCGGTGCGACACGCCGGGCAAAATATCTTTGAGAAAGTTGCTGAACCGACTTGCGCTCACGAAAAAGTGGTGTAGAGTTTGGGTTATGAAGACGAACGGAGGTGACAGCATGAACTACACGGAAACCGTGGCCGGCAACATCCGAGCCAGCATGGCACGACA